ACTGTTGCTGATTCCACAGCCCACATCTATCACTCCTGTTATTGAAGTGTTCATTAATAACTTGATTGCAGATATTATGTCAGACACATGTACAAAATCTCTAGTATGTTCAGTGATATAACTGATGTCATTCTCAAATAATTTGGTCATAAACATACCATCTCTACCGCCTTCACACCAAACAGTGGTAAATCTTAAACCTAAACTGTGTGCTGGAGCAATCTTATCCATAGCAAATTTACTAAAAGCATAAGGATTTTTTTCTGGTTCATATGCTGAACTAGAACTGGCATATATTATTTTTGTATGAGGAAATGCATCAAATAATCTTTTGGATGCTATCACATTTACGTCCCAATACTTGGTAGGATTTTTTAAACTCTCTCTTACTTGTGCCAATCCTGCCAAATGTATCACAAGATCCACTGTATAATTCAAATCACAATTTAATAAATCTTTGCCATCTTTGATGTCTATGCCTATCACTGTGTGTTCTTTGATCAGTTCATTGTACAAAGCACTGCCTATAAACCCTAGATGTCCTGTCAATAGTATTTTCATTTTTTCTTTACTCCTAAATGTTTAAAAACTTGTTGCACACATTTGGCTTGATAGTAACAATCAGCCAATGCGTTGTGTAGACTGCTCTGTATGCTCTTTCTAGGATCCTGTGGCATCAAATCAAACAGTGTGCGACTGTCTCTGATTTGCCAATAGTTGAAAGGCACAGGAGTGCGAGCTTGGTCATATAAATTTTGTATGATGGCATAATCAAACAATGGACCTTGACACCACAGCTGATCCAATCCCACACACCATTTGTTGAATTCTTTGGCAAAGTCTGCTATGATCACACGATCTGTGTCTCCCAATGCCTCATCACGTATCTCAGGTGCCTGTCGGCCCCACCATTCAATGGTACCTTCGTCCACTGTTCTACCCAATGCTGTTTGCTCATCCACATTTAATCTCCAATATCTACCTTCGTAGGGTTCTGAGTCTGAATGTGGATCAAACTTGATAGCACCCACAGTCAATATGGCAGCGTCTGGTCTGGTGCCTAATGTTTCCAAATCTACCATGCCGTATCTTGCCATTTAATCTCCAAAGTCAAATAATGTGTTGAATGTGTTGCCTGTTTCTGTGCTTTGAATATCCCAATCCAGCACTCCCAACAGGTTGCCCAATTTACTATCGATCACTGTGGTTTCCATGGCTGCATGATCAAAAGGTAATTCTTTAAACCATTGAGGTATCCTCAATTGATCTGTGGGATAGGCCACACTGGTGTACTCCAAAGGATTGTTTCTAAGTTTGCACACAATCACTTTCATGCCATCCACAATTTCCAAACTGTAACGATCATTGTTCATGCGTTTTAATGTGTTCCAATTGATTGAAGCTCGCACGTGTCCTGGCATGTTGGCTTTGCCTTGTGCTTTTTCTTTCTTTTGATAATCTGCCACATTGTTAGCACGTTTGGGAGAACCTTTTTCCCAACCTGGACGCAGTTTGAATTCATTTCTAAATGTGCTGATTCTTTCCAACACTGTTTTTTCATCTGATTTGGTCAGCACCATCAGTAATATTTCACTTAAAAAATCCTGCACAAACACTGGAGTGTCCGAACGTTTAAGATCCAATCCCATGGCTTTTACCTTGCCTGGTTTACCATTCACATCCATACGATCACCTTCCAATTCATATATCAACACAGCATATCTTTTTTTAGTGATAAACAATCCTGTTTCACTGATGGATTCACGTCCTGCTTGAATTACTTCTGCTCTTGTTTTGGGACAATGAAATGCTTCGCCCATGAATGCTTTAAAACTGTTGTTGACTTCTTCAGCCACTTGATCATACAGTTTGATCACACTTTCTTTGGTCCATGGAATCAATCCTGCATCAATGTCTTTCTTTAAAACTTTATAAGCACTGAAATAAGCAGAGTCTGTATCACCGTATATCACAGCATCTCCCAAATGATCGTATGTGCCTGTGATCACTTCGTTGATCTTGGATGCCATGTGTTTGCTGATGGTTCTGCCTGTGAGTGTGGTTGATTGACCTATGCGTTTGTCAAAGAATCTACAGCCTGGATTCAATATGGCACCATACAGTGAGTTCAAATTAATTTTTTTAACCAATTGTCTTTTGTCCCAAAATTCTATCTCTGCTTGATTGCTGGCACTTTGTGCTTTCTTTTTCATGGCCTGCATCTCAGTTCTTTCTTGATACCATGTTTTTAATAATCCAGGAATCACACCTTCAAACTCTGTGGTAAACATGGTGCCATTGGCACTGATCATGATGGGCTTGTGGCTGTCAAATATCATCTTGTAAATCTCTGCGCCACTTTTTTCTTCTGTGGTACCATTCTCCCAATCTATTGTGATAGGCATGTCTCGTCTTTGAGTCATCACATATTCATACTCCAAACTGCCAAACTTATTCTCCCATGCTGCCGCAAATGATTTGCCTTGTAGATTTATTTGATCCTGTAGAAATGATTCTGTGTAGGTGTTACGCAATTGCCCCACCACACATTCAGGAGCCATGTTCAAAGCTCTGATCACGGAAGGATACAGTGAATTCAAATCCATAGAACCTATCCAATCATGCAGTCCTTTTTTGGGAAATGCCACATAGGCACCTGCTGCTGTGGTGTTTTCTTCATCGGATCTGTGTGGTCTATTGGGAACCTGCAATCCTCTTTTGTGTGCTTCATTGATGATGGCTTGTTCGGTCACTGCCACAGCACCCATAGTGGTCTGCATCAGCACTGTGTTGGCATGAGCTAGTTCATTGCTGAGATCTAAAAATTTAAGTTTTTTATCCAAGTTGTTCAACAGTTGCACGTCTTGTCTGTTGTATTCTATAAAAGTTTTAAAGTCATTGTTGTACAGTTGATCCAACGTGCCTTCATACACAGTTTTTGTTTCTCCCAATTCAATTTCTCCTATGGCATCCAGTCTGTATGTGTGGCGTTCTTCATAGGTATATTTTCTATACAGTTCCAAACTGTCTATGTGTACTCTGCCTATTAAATCATAAGTTTCTTGTTCTCTGCCATATTTTTCAAATGTTCTTTTTTTAGGCATCTGTGACCATAAACAAAAACGTCTAGTGTCATCTTTACTCAATACTTTGCTGACTCTATTCACTAGATAAGGCATGTCATAACCTTCTGAGTTCCAACCGCTCAACACATCCACATCTTCTATTATGTCTAAAAATGCCTGCAACATGTCTGTTTCACGCTCATACAGATATAAATTCTTTGTGTCTTTGGTCTGATCCTTGGCTTGTTGAAGTGTTAAGGTTTTAGGAATCAGTGCAAAAGTCACCATGCTGTCTATCCATTGCAGATACACAGTGATAGCTGTGACTGGCATGAACGGATCTGAGGGATCAGCGAATCCTTTTTCAGGATCAAAGTCTGCTTCTATATCAAAAAATGCCACATTCAGTTTGGGAGCATCGTGATTGAGGTAGTTGGCACTGAGACATTGAAATATGGGATTGATGTCGGATTCAAATAATTTTTTGTTTCTATTGATGGCTAATTCTTTATGAAAGTCTTTGGTGCTCTTGCTGACAATTCTGCTGAGAGAATTGCCATATATGCTTTTGAATTTGCCATTGGCATCTTCATAAAAGAATGTGTATCTAATGGGATATTCTTTGTAGATTCTTTTGCCTTCTTTGCGTTCTACCACACGAATAAAATCTTGATTTCTATCGAAGAATGCGTCTATGTAACTCATATGTTCCAATCCGTGTCATTTAAGGCTGACACATACCAAATAATCGCTTATGGCCGATTATGCCTTATCTAATGTAATATAGTATTATACCACCAAAGCCCACACATGTCAACACAATGTTGGTCACAATCAGTGCAGGTTCTCGCCAAATCAATGAAACTATCAACCAAAATACTCCACCCAAGGCCAACAGTATTGGTCCCACGGGATATAGTTCTGGAAATCCAGCATTAACAAATGTGCCCACAATCAATATGGCTGTGGCTATCCATTTGAGAATTAGATCAATTTTTATTTGTTTCATATCTGTCAAAAACTCTGTTGATCACATTGTTCACTCTCACGAAGTGAGCACACTTGGGCATGTCTTTGATTCTTCTTGCTCCTATATAAGTGCAAGTGCTTCTGACTCCACCCAATATCTGTTCCACAGTGTCTTTCACAGGACCTTTGTTGTCTAATTTTACTGTTTTGCCTTCAGTGCCTCTGTAGCCATCTTTTCTTGCGCCGTGTTTTTCAAATGCTGATTCGGAACTCATGCCGTAGAATACTCTTTTGCCATCTTTCAATTCTAATTCTGATTCATCATGTGCTGCCAGCATGCCACCCAGCATCACCATGTGAGCACCTGCAGCCAATGCTTTGGCTATGTCTCCTGGCTGTGTGCAACCACCATCAGCAATGATGTGTCCACCCACTCCGTTGGCAGCATCAGCACATTCTATGATGGCAGAAAACTGTGGCACTCCCACTCCTGTTTGTGTACGAGTGGTACACACTGATCCTGGACCTATGCCCACTTTGACCACGTCTGCTCCATTGATGATTAATTCTTCCACCATCTCTGGTGATACCACATTGCCTGCTATGATGGTCTTGTCGGGAAATTCAGATCTTATTCTCTTAACAAAGTCCACAAACTGTTCATGATAAGCATTGGCCACATCTATAGTGATCATGCTCACATCTGGATATTTCTCCATAACTTTTTTTAAAGTTTGATAGTCTGGTGAATTGTTGTCCCACATGGCTCCTGTGCCTGTACACGCACTCACATATTGTAATTTTAATCCTGTGCCTATTGCTCTGTCCCAATCCGCAATGGTGTAATGTTTTCTTAACACAGTTAAAAGTTTATATTCTTGTAATACTCTGGCCATACTGAATGTGCCCACACCATCCATGTTGCTGGCAACCACAGGCACAAATGAGATCTGCTGTTTGCTGTTACGAAATGTGAAATCTCTAGTCATGTCCACATCACGTCTTGAACTCAGTGTGGATCTTTTGGGTTTTAATAGTACGTCTGCGTAATCCAAATGTATGTTATAATCTATTCTCATTTAAAAAAATCCTCTGCTTTAACAGCTCTGTCATCCACCCAAACATCATACACTGGTTTGCCCAAATTTACTGAATGGAATTTGCACCCCCATTCAGTCAACTGTTGACGAGTTAACTCACTCCAGTCTTTGCCACTGTTGCCACCTCTTGCTGTGTAATAATGAATCTCGTGTCCATCATCATACAACTGATTAACTCGGGCTATGCGTGTGATGTCAGGTGTACTGTTGACATAATCGCTGTCTTTATTATAGCAAATTGTGTTGTCAATGTCAATGATGTACTTCATAGGATTACCAAATGTGTTTTGACCAATTGTACACTGCTATCACAGCAATGATAAGAAAATATATCTGTTGAGTTTGTCTAGCTCTGTCTTTGTCCAGTATGGCAATATAATACCATAAGGATATGGATGCTAGACAGATCAGCCAACCCAACCATTGTAGGGAGATGATGGCCGTGGCATGAATGGTGGCTGCTGTGATACCAAACCCTGCTGCGATCCATCTAATCATCTTAATAGACTACTTGTCTTTGCCTACAGCTATCACCAAGTTTTCTAAATTGTCAAACTCTTCAGCAACTTTGTTCCAATCACCTTTTTGAGCAATTTTGATTGCTCTGTTGATGATGGCTGGTTTAATTTCTAATTCTTCTGCCACTGCTTTGATAGTGTCTTTCAAACCTGTGCTTAAATCTTCAATTTCTGAAAGCACATTAACACCTTCATCCACTATTTTTTTCAGTTTGGCTTGTTCTTCTGGGCCATATGTTCTTGCCATTTTATTTCTCCTTTGATTTAGATTGTTGTATTGTAATCGATTATCACACAATTGTCAAGGTTTATTTGTCTTCTTTTTTGGATTCTTTGTAAAAATATTCATCAGAATCACCAAACACCCATTTGGCATTCTGTTCACAGTGCCAATATTTGGTACTCACTTTAAAATCTGGTGTTTTTAACTTGCCTGGATTGGCACTGGATTCATGCCAGATCATTCTATTGTTGGGCTGAGCAAAAAATTGACCATTGTCCAATTGACCTATGTTGTGTCCTTTGTGTTCGGATGGCACTTCTGATTCAGTCACATTGGGAGTGTTGGGATCTGAATGAGCACTGTCCACTGTGAACAGATACACTCCTGACATCTTTTTGCCATCTTTGAGAATCACATCCACTCTGCTGTACTGTAGATATTGTTTTTCAATGATGGTGATATGATAGCTGAAACCATCCCACAGTTGCAAGTAATCCAAAGGCAACTGTTCTTCCTGTTTGATATCTGTGCGCCAAACAAATGCACTCAAAGGCAATTTGTCATACAGTGCACCATATTCTGGTAGATATGCTTCTATATAGAATGCTCTGCGAGGAATAGACTTTAATGTGACCCAATTGCAAGGCACAAATTCTCCATGACCTTTTTGAAAGTCATACAGATATTCTTTTTTGATGTAGGCTTGAATGTATGGCGTGTTCACTACGAAATTCATACACAATAGTTATCAATCAATTATTTTATTTCGTTAGGATTGATTTGATATCTTTTGAATATTGGTTTATACTCGCTGTGTATTTTGTCAGGCGTGATCGCTGGATGTGTTGCGGATAAATGCTTGATTGCATTTATAAAATACTGTCTATCAGTGGGAAGTTGTTTATCTGATTGATACATGTTTGTCATTGCTGTGGTAATTTTTTGCTTGTCAATTTTTTTGCTCAAGGATTTATCCTGTAGCACATTTAACAGATCCTGAAATTGTGCATCTGATGATTTGTCACCAGCTCCATAGTCTTTAAGACCTGGGCCACCACCTATGGTGGAAATATCAGTGGCTATTTTAGACATATTGTCGTCTTTTGACAAATAATTTTGAACACTTCCTGGAAAGTTTTTTACTGTTTGTTTAACGTCTTTAGCGCCTTGCTTTATTTGATTGGGGAAATTTTTTATGGCTTTGGTTGCTTGAGCAGGGAAACTTTTTAATGCTTTGACAAACGGTGCTTCTGAAACTATTTCATTAATTTTCATTCCAGCACTCCAATTTTTTATTTTTTGTTATTTTTCTTCTCTGTGACTTTTTTATCTAAGATTTTGAAAAGGATTTCTTCGTAGGTTTCCATTTTGCCATCGGATGGTTTCACAATGTCTTGCACAGGTATGCTGTCAATTTCAGCTTGATCAAATTTTTCATCATAATCCATGTAATGATACACAGAACTGATGTAATCAGATGCTTTAGTGATCTTGGCTTGAACCCAACCTTCCAGACCTTCTGCTTCTGAAACGTTCTTTAATAACTCATGCAGTTTGATGCTGTATTTGGCCAACTTGTATAAGTCAGCACGAGCCATTTGAACTTCGTGATCCAACTCTGCTTTGTGAGCTGCATCTCCTAAACCTTCTTTGATCTGTTTGTATTTCATATGAGTATTTATCTTTTTAATGGGCCGCCGAATATGCTGACGTTTTTCATGTCCAGTGCATTATCAGTGGGTTTTTGTTTTTTGGGTTTGGCTTTGGCACTTTTGTAAGCATAAGGATTGGTCACTTGTGGATTGGCTATGCTGGCAATATTGCCCGCAGATGTGGATCCCACAGAAGCCACTTCTCTTATGATGTCTCTTATTTTCATTGTGTTTCGCCTATGCTGTATTTATGTGGTGTTTGGGATTATTTGTGAACTTTGGGCACAGTGATGCCCAGCTTTTTCACTGCTTTGCCACCTTTGTAAAGCCTTGCGTGTGGCACTTTGAGATTTTTTGGGCCGTATATATCGCCCACTTTGAATGTGTAGCTCAACTGTGCTGGATCAATGCCGTAATGATAATCTGCTCGGGATTCGGTAATTTCTTTGATTTTCATCTATTTGCCTGATGGCACACAATTATCCACACGTTTGCCACCTTTCATTTTGGTGCCCATGCGTTTGTAGCCTTTCCAACACACTTTGCCGTCCACACCTTTTTGTTTTTCAGATTCAGACAGTGTTAGATAACTGGGATTACCACACAGTGAACAATTAAAAATTTCGTTGATTTTCATAGCACTATTATTTATTGCGTTTGCGACCTTGGCGCATGTTTATCTGCCAGTGTGCCAGTTGTTTCTTGCGTGCGGATGCTGTTTTAGAACTGCGTATCTTCTTCAGTTGTGTGATGGTAGCACCTTTGGGTATGCCTGCTCGCTTGCTGTCACCTGGTTTGCCTGGACCTTTGCCATCTGCAAAATTTTCTGTTACTTCACGAATCTTCATGGTATTAAACCAGTTTTAATTTTTTTGCTTGTCTGCGGATCTCACCTGGTTTGACATCTCGAGTGGTATTTTGTTTGGTAATAATACCCACACCTGCTGCATCTTCCACAGGTTCCAATTGTTTTTTATGATAATTTTCAAATGCTTGTGTGACTTTGCTCAATGGATCTTTGTTGGCTTGATACAGTATGCCATATCCACCTTTGGCACGCCACTTTTCAATATTGATAGGTCTATCGTCAATCAATATGTTGCTCACACCATTCTTTGTGGCCCAACCTTCTTTGCTGCCTGTAACAATAATCTCATCAGGCTTGACTATGTTTTTACCTATCCAAATCTTTTTGTAATATCCACTGTTTTCAGTGTCACCTCTCAATGGAGATGTTAGTATGCTGTATTTTCCACCAGTGAATTTTTTAATCATTTCAATCAGTGTGTCAGTTGTGGGAAATTTAGGCAGATTAGCAAAGAAATCTGTGCCGGCTATTCTGTCTATCACTTCTTGTTTGAGATCTTTGGTTTTGTCAGAAGTCAATTGTTTCCAGTGATCCACACCGTACAATTTCTCCACTCCACCAAAAAAGTCAGCAATCACACCATCCATGTCCAAATACACAGTGGGTCTCACTTGATTTTGTTCTGTCATGCAAGTATTATTATACAACTTTTCGTTGTGCAAATCAAGTGTTATTTTGGTATGTGTGATTTCGGCTATTTTCATTACTCTTTGTCACATTTTGAACAACAACAATTGCGGCATACTTCTATGGTCCATTCACGTGTGACTTTGTTATTGACAGTTTCGCTCTCTTTTCTTTTGAAAGTTTTACCACAATGAGTTGACCCACCGCAGTTGACACAGTATGGTTTTTCTTTGATCATATGATTAAGATTTTTTTGGTTCTTGCTCTTTATCTTTGTTGTAATCTTTTATGGGTTGAACAATTTTTTTAGCAATTTTATCTTTGAAACTTTCGTCAGCAGTGTCAACATCTGTGGACTGAACCACTTGATCATAATCAGCCATGCTGATAGTTTTGTCTTTGATCTTTAATAAATTTGTGGTAACATTGTGTAGATCCATATCAGTCTTGGCATCTTCTCTGGCATATTCCATCAATCTAATAAACATAGGTATGTCTATGGTCAGTGTGTCTGTTTTAGCCACTTCTTCGCCCACTGTCTTAGGAGTAGAAGGTTTATAATCAGCTGGCATAAATTTTGCATATCTATCTTGTAATTGCTTTACAGTATTCAAATCTTTGCCTGAATCCAAACTTATTTTAGCCACATCAATATCTTGTTTTATGTTCTGTATCAATTGTTTGTCGCCTTTTTGATTAGCAACATCTAATGCTTTGTTCATGGCTTGTATCACTGGCACATTATTATTGATGGCATTATTGATGGAACCTATGCCTGCCACACTGCCCACAATAATTCCAGCTACAGCCATTTTTTGTAACCAATCTTTTAAACCTTCGTCTAATTCTGTGCTTTCAAAATGTTTAGAGTAAGGACGACCTTTGGCAAATTCTCTGCCATAGCTGAACTCCTGTCTCTGTGCTAATTCTTTGGCTGAAAATCCTGGTGCTATCTTTCCGCCTCTGTGTTGTGCTGCAAAATCTTCTCTATTTTTAAAGAACGCTCTAATCTCATCTGGATTCATCATGTCCAGTTTAGATTTAGTTTTTACCATAGATGATGGCATTCTAGAACCCATTTCGTTGATGATGTGTCTTAGCTTCATTTCTTTCTTCCTCTAAATTTACTGTCTACTGAACCAGTCATGTGTGGCAGACTGAACCACAGTTTGAACCAATCTGGATCACCTGGTTTCAAGCCTAATTTTTTTTCTTTGTCTTTTAATGCCTGTGCTGTGTGACTGATATTTTCCACTGATGGCATTGTGTGTGAAAGAGTGTCTATGCCTGCCAGTTTTTTTAATTTATCAATCTCGTTCATACAATATTTATGCTGTTTGCTTTAGGTTTTGACGTATTTTTTGATATATCTCGTTGCCAATTTTTTCATCTGCGGGAATGGTGCTTAAAAAGCTGCGTCTAGCACCTTGCACAGCATATTCACGGGCTTTGCTGGCACTCACACCTGCAGCACCTTCGGCATCTGGATCTCTCATGCCAGCATTCACAGTTCTAATACTGTCAAACTGATAATCTTTGCCATTGTATTTGCTCAGCAATTGATCAAATTGTTGTACTCTGTCTGAACCTGCCACATATATGATATCTCGGTAGCCCATGCCTTGTAATTTCTTCATGGCATCAATGATGGTTTTAACTCCTGCATCTCCCACTGTGACTGTGGGGAACATTTTTTGAGCATACAGCACTTTGTCTTCAAAACTCAAAGGATTTGTTTTGGCATCTTGAGTGTGTGTTAAAAATAAAAAATGATCTCCTGGCTGAGACGCAATGGTATCCACTAATTTTTTATGACCTGTGGTGGGTGGATTCATTCTGCCGTAAGCAAATGCGGCAATTTTAGGCGCTGGCTGACTTATTTCTATGAGTCTCATTGTGCATTCTTGACCGGATGTTGTGCCAACCCTTTGGTAATCTTGCCCACAAGATTCACGCGATCATCTGCATTGATTATTTTTTCTGGTTTGGCTTTGATTTTAAATTTTTTAAAATATTCTTGGATGGCATTTTCCACACAATTGCTCCACATGTTGACATCTTTTTCAATCATATGATTGTCTGTGACTTGTTTGGCCACTGGAAAGAAATGTTTCCTAAAAAAAACACTGTCATTCAACATGAATTGATATATGTCCTCTACCACATCATATCCCATGTTGTCTCTGGTAATTGCTGTGAAATCTTTCATCTTGACCATGATTATTTTTCCAATCTTTTAATTCTTGCTTCTAATTCGTCTATCTTTTTGGCCGCACCAGGATTTGATTTTTTCCAAGCATCTGGATCTTGATTTAACCAAGTCCAACCATATCTATCACGCAAGAAATCAATGGCTCCGTCCCACTTGCTGTACACCCATAAGCCAATGCGAGTGTCTTTGATATAGGTCAGAAACAATGCACCAAATATTGAACCCATTATGCCTGTGTATATCCACAGACGATCTCCTACCATTCTTTCAATCATTTCCCACATGTTATTTGATCTCCTCTGTTGTGATTTGTGTTTTTAACCATGCTTGTTTATCTTTCTCCACTGACTCATCTGAAAGATATACATTCTTGCCATCATAAACATCTTGTAATTGCTGTCCAATCCAATCGAATACTTCTTGATCTTCCTTGGAGATAGTTTTTTTATGAGTTTTGTAATCTGTAATTTTTACCATTTGCGACAACTCCAATAACGGGCCTTTGTTCTTGGACCTGGGTTAGCACAGTTGTGTCTTGCTCTAAAACTTCTACGTCTTGCTGGGTTGGATTTTCTAATTCTCATGTTGGGATCACCAAAGTTCACTTTGACCACATTGCCGTTGGGTTTTTTCACATACACTTTAAACTTTTTTACGTCTCCCTGCATGGGTTTACCCAAAGGCACTTTGCGTCCTCTGTATTCTGCTTCATCTAAATTTTCATCTTCATTGAACCACATCACATCATAGGCTGAATGAAAATCTTCACCTTCCAGTGTTTCTTCATCCAATGTTTCGTCAGTGCTGATTTCAATATCAAATTCATTCAATCCCATGGCTTTCAGTTTTTCGTTTAAACTTTCTGCCAATTCATCTGCCTCAGTCGAATCCAATGATCTGTGCAGTTCCACTCGCAATACTTGATTGTCATCTTCATCCTCAAAAATCTCATATGTGGTTTGGTCTTCCAACAATCCAATAGCGCTCTCGCTCATTGCTGTGTTCAACAATGATTCTGGATTGATGTCTTTGCCTATGATGCTGAAAAAATGTTGCATATTAGTGATTCAGTTTGATTGATGCTATATCGCCTGCTGTGTACACCACTTTGGCTCTGATCCACACAAAATTACCGGTAAAATTATAAAAAAAACTACCATCAGCATTTGCATGAGCATTGTTGGTGCTGGTGTGTGCAGTGCCTGTGACATCAAACCAATCTGTGGCAGTGGGTTCAGTGGCCAATGAGGCTTGTATCACTATGGTACCCACAAAATCAGTCACAGTCAATTGCACTGTGTGAAATCCATCACTGCGACCATAGTATCCGTCGCCTTTGTATTGCTCTCCTGTGACAGTGGTGGATGTGCTGTCATTGGGATGGTTTTGTGCTGTTAATATTGTTTCGCTGTATGCTGGCATACGTATATTT